AGTAAAAACAGGAGGAAAAATGGCAAAAGAGGATAAATTTTTTGTTGAGTCCGAAGAAATAGGCATTCCATCTCAAAATATTGAGTTGGACCCTAGATCTGTAACAACTGCTGATGGTATGCCAAGAAATTACATACCAACTGGAGATGAAACAGAGGTTAGAGGAACTAAAAGAATGCTTAAGGACAAAAAGAAAACAGCTAAGTGGTACTAAGCTATGTGGTTTAGTGCATTAAAGCTGGGTCTGAACGCAGCAACGCACATCTATAAGAAAAAACAAGAAACAAAGATGGCGATGGCTGACGCTCAACATATGCATGCTTCTAAAATGGCTCGAGGCGAAAGCGAATATCAGGGCAAACTGTTAGAGGCTAGACAATCGGACTGGAAAGACGAATTCGTTTTGGTCGTTCTCACGCTGCCAATTTTGGTGATTGCGTGGGGGGTCTTCTCGGATGATCCTGGAGCTTCTGCTAAGATAAAAGAGTTCTTTGATCAATTTCAACAGTTGCCGTCATGGTTTACAAATTTGTGGATCCTTGTCGTGGCGAGCATATATGGTATAAAGGGAACACAAATCTTTAAAAACGGAGGAAAAAAATAATGGCAAATCCAAGATTTAACAAACAAGTCACTCAGCCAAGAACACCAGCAATGGGCGGCGGAATGATGAGAGTAAAAAAAAGAGGCGGTGGTAGAGGAATGATTTCTGGCACTGCAAGAAAAGACCAAGCATCTGGTTTCTACTC